TCACGCACGATCGACTCGTTCACGGGGATCAGGCTGTGGCGGCAGTTGTACCCGCCACAGTAAACAGTCGGGTTGAGGCCCTGGGCGTTCGGTGTGTTGGCGAGCGCTGACTCCTCCACGACGAGCCCGGCCAGTGCGGCACAATAGGGCCTCGCGGCTGCGTCGTCTGGCCCTGCGTACAAATACAAGATCGCGCCTGACTCGGTCACGAGCTGCGCGGCCTGCTTTGACACCTGGCGCTGTATGCCAGCCAGCCCGGTGTTCACCAGCGTGTTAATCTGTGGCACAGGAAGCAGCGCTGTGAGCGCCTTCTTCGAGATCTGGCCTGTCTGGTACAACCTGAGTCCTGTGCGTAGGTTAGGTTCGGCTAGCCCAGCGAGGTGAGCGAGTGACTGCTGAGCAAACGACTGACCCACGAGCACAGCTCGTCGACTGAGCGAGCCAATCAAGGCATCGTCAATCTGGTAGGCTGAGCCGAACGCGGCCAGCGTCTGATCGGCGGCACGCTTCAGTGTGCGAGTGGCGGCTGCGTAGATACCGCCAGCACGGAACGCCTCCACCAAAGACGCTCCACTGAGGAGGGCATCGAGCACAGCCGAGACGCGCCGTCCAGATAGGGCGAACGCGCCGGTGGTTAGAATCCTGTCGAGGACGCCTGGACTGATCATACGCCCTCCTCAAAGTCCAGCGGGATCTCGAAACTCGGCTGTGCTGCCGACTCCTCGAGGATCTCCATCTCAATCTGCTCGATCTGCTGCTCGCTGCGGTCTGTCATTCGGAGCGCTTCGGAGCGGCTGACAATGCCAGCGCTGTACTGCTGGGTCGCCAGGTTGGAGAGCTCCGCTGGATCGCGTCCGGGCCCGAGCTCGGGATAGGTGATTTGGAGCGAGCCGTCGGGCATGGATGGCCCACCTTCGAGCGGCACAGTTACGGCAGCAACGCGCCACATCTCACGCTCCCACAGTCGCCATAGCTGGCGCTGCTGCTCCCACTGCTCCTGAAGCCCGTAAAGCTTCAGCTTCAGAGCGTATCCGCTCTGGGCCTGCTCGGTGCCGCGCGCCACTTCCGGCTTGATCCCGTACAGTTGGAGGATCGACTCCACCTTGGTGAGCAGTGCATCCAGGTAGGCGGTGAGGTTGGCTTGCATGTCGAGAACCTGGGCTGACGCCGTCGGTCCTGACAGGAGGAGCGTGGAGCTCGGATCGCTTGCTAGCTTCGCGGTCTTCGAGCGGTCAGCGCCCTCGGTTCGGATCGCTAGCTGTTTGAACGACTGAAGGTGGCGCAAGTGGTGCCAGTCGGTCATCGCGACGCCAAGCTGTAGCGTGGCCTGGTGCAGTCCCTCGGCTTCGTGCCAGTGCCAAAACGTTGCGCTCGGGTACTGAGCGTGCGAGCAGATGTAGGGGATCACGCCGTAGGGGTTGGCCCGCTCCTCGTTCGGTGTGCGGATCGTCCAGTCGCGGTTCAGTTCGTAGTGCTCGTCCCGCGTCCATACTGTGAACCCGATCACGTCACCCCGGCTGTTGGTGTCGCTGATCACGACAGCCTTGAGCTTCAGCCTGTCGAGCTGGTCTGGTACTGCTAGGAATCTGTCAGCAGGGACCACATCCAGGAGGAGACGATCGCCAGCCCAGAACGGACGCACCAGCGCCTCGCCTTGGTAAAACGTGAGCTTGCAAGCGAGGTCGAGAGCAAGATCCACTTCGGCCATTGGGGCTAGTAGCGTGTCGCCGATCATGCGGTGAACTGGGCGACTGTAGATCGCCGCGATGGTGTCTGTGGCCCAGCGCAAGATGTTCATGCTGGTATCGGCGCGGCTCAGCAGCTTGTCGGCGTTCTGCGGCAAGAATTGCTTCAACACCTCATCACGCAGTTGCTCGTACCAGTCGTGCTGGTACACCTCACGCCTGGCGAGGCACTTCGTGCGCCTCTTGCGTGAGTAGCCCCACTCCTTGCGGATGTAGTCCAGATCCAGTGGCATCAGAACACCTCGATCCCTCTGCCCACTGGGGCGATTAGATGGTTGACGCCGTAGCGCAAACAGTCCAGGACGTGGTCGAGCTCGCCGTCCTTTCGGTAAGTACGTCCTTCTCGCTTCTCGTCCTTCTCAGCCCGAGCAAACGCCCGGACGATGCCGCGAGGGCTGGCTGACTTCTCAGCGAGGTGCGAGTCAATGTAGAGTTTGGGCAAGCCCTCCACAGGACGAAGGAGAGCTCTTAGATGTTCCGTGCCGACACCGACAGAGCGCATGACAGGATCGTGGCTGTATTCGACACGAAAGCCCGCGCCCTCGAGCACCTCCACGTCGCGACGTCCCGTCTGTATGTCGCGGTTTGCACCGGCTGGGTCGATGTACGCGACGCCAGGAAGCCAACCACGGCGTTGTAGGTCGTATCGGATTTCCCAGGCGAGCTGGTAGGTGGGGCAGTCGTTCGGTAGGAACTCGCCGACGATGTGGATACACTCGGTGTTGTCCGTGTGGACTGGACATCGGCTGTCACGGTTGAACCCTTGCAGGTAGACCACAGCGGGTCTTCTCACGCCGAGGTCGATCGCGAGATCAACAGTGGCGTTCGTGCCAGGTGTCAGGCCAGGGCAGCAGTGGATCGCGGTGTCGAACTCGGGGAACACCTGCCCCTCACCGATGCCCCACTCACCGCCAGCGTACTGACGGTAGAGCGCTTCGGAGTAGGAGCGCCTGAGCGCTGCGTCGTACTCGGCTGGAAGGTAGGGGTTGTCGGCGGTCGAGGCGTTGTGATCGGCGTAGCCAGTTTTGGCCTCGCCCCACACGTCGTACAGCCAGTTCATGCTTGGCGTCGACGTGACGACGATCGAACGGTGCTGAGCTGACGGAGCACGGACGCGAGCGATGAGAATCTGCCACGCCTCGCGGGACCAGTAGCGGCCCTCGTCACCCCACGCCCACGCCAAGTTTGCGCCTTCGAGCGTGTCAGGGCGGTCAGCGCTGCCGTAGTACACTCGAGAGCCGTTCACGAGCTGTAGGTAGCGTTCGGATTTGGCCTGTCTGGCCAGCAGTGGCTTGGGTAGGAGCTGGACGAACGTTCTCAGCGTGGTGCGGTGCAGGATGCCCCAGGTAGGCGCGACGATCAGCCCGTCGCATTGTGGGTTGGCGATGGCGAGCCGGATCGACTCGGCGGCACCGGCCAGAGTTTTCCCCGAGCCGACGCCACCACGGAGGAGCCGGTAGGGTGTCCGGTCGTCGTGGAACCTGCGTTGGTGGGGGAGAGGCTTATAGGGGATCGTGCAGTTGAGCACGGGCCTGGGTTGGAGTTGGGGTGCTGCGCTACTCATCGAACGACACCACGATCTGAGAGACGGTAGGCGTCTGGTCCTGCGGCTGTAGTCGCTGAATCGCAGCGGTGAGAGAGTTGAGAGCCCGTGTGAGATCGGCCATCTCCTGGGCGTCGTCAAGGCTGGCGTCGACCTTTGAGATCGCTTTGAGGCTTGCCCGCTTGGCTCGTGTGACGATCTGCGTCGTGAGGTCGGCTGTCTGCTGCTGGGCTTGGCTGGCGATCCATGCGTCGAAGGCGGCTGCCCGGGCCACCCAGCCATAGTCTCGAGACCACTGCCCCCAGTAGCCTGGGGCTCTAGGCGCTGTAGCTGGATCGCGCCCACGCTGTGTCTGCCATGCCAGATCGATCGAGCGCTGAGAGCCCAGGTGCAGGTATGCACAGAAAGCCTCGAAGGCTTTGGCCGTCTCGCCGTCTTGCCTGTGCCACTCACGCTGTCCCATGTCATGTGCCCTGTACCCTATGCTGGTAGGGTATACGTTGCACACCACAGCATGTGGCGTCAACTTTTTTTTAGCCTGGGCTAAAACTGGAACGTGTGCTGGTCGCGTGGGCTGGGTCTGCGCTCGAGGTCGTATCTGACGTACCAGCCGAACGATCGATCTTCCCACACCACGAGGTAACGCGGGATGGTGGGGCAGCGAGATCGGCGCGGTGCTTTCGGAGTGAACGCCTCCTGGACAACGCCGTTCAGACACTTGCCGCCCGGAGTGAACGGACGCCGTGAGCGCACACGATCGCCGGGCTGAAACGCTTCGGACTGCTGACGCTGGAACAGGTACTCGGCGATCACGGGAGCACCGCGATTACGAGCGTGAACAGCACGATCGTGGCCACCAGGACGAAC